ACTCCAGCATGCGATTGAGTTGAAGTGTTATACAAAGAATTGTTCGTGGTTCCAACAAGCAGTTTACGGTCGCTGTCAATGCGCATGGCTTCACTAAACGAAATAGTATTACCAGCAGTACCACTTGCGGCAATATCAAATGTCATATCACCTGTGTAATCAATTTTTGCAGCAACTCCAGTTGTGTCATACGTTTGGTTTCCAGAGCCACTAACGGAATTACAGTTGAAGGCAAGAAACCCCTGTCCATTTGAGTTATTGACATTAAAACCAATCTTTCTGTTAGAAGAATTATACCTAGCACTAACAAGTGACGAAGTATTATTTGCTTCAGAAACACTAACGTTTCCATTAAATGTAGCAGCACCTGATTCTAAAACTTGAAAAAGAAGTGTGCCAGAACCATCTGTCGAATCTTTACGAATATCAAAAAAACGATCTGTTTGATTATTGTCTGAATCAATATTTACAAAAATACCACTAGGACTGTTTATAAAACCGTTGCTTGCCCCAGCAACACCTAATGTTATTGCGCCATCTAGCTGTAACGTAGATGCCATATCCACAGCACCATCAATATCCACAACATCTAGGTTTGTTGTACCGTCTACGTCTATGTCACCACTAATATCTAGTGATCCAAAGGAACCTACACCTGTAGTAGTAATGTTACTTGAGCCTGTGTCTATTGTGCCAAAGCCACTCGTAATGCTACCACTATTTAAAGCACCAACAGTTGTAGCTGCAGTAGTAACAAGATTAGGCATAGCTGTAATCTCATCATCAAAGTATGCAGCCAAGTCAGTAACAGCAACTTGTACCATAGTACCGTTGTCATTCATTACTACTCTGTCAGCATCAGCTACAGTAGTAGAAGTGGCTGAAGTGCCACCATCAACAATGTTTAACTCTGCTGCTGTAGATGTTACATTAGTACCACCTATGTCTAAGGTAGTCATAGAAACTTCACCAGCTACGGTCACTACACCATTAGCAAGAGTAATTAAGTCTGTATCATCTGTATGACCAATAGTAGTACCATTAATAAGTACATCATCTATATCAAGAGAACCACCAGAGATTAAACCTGTAGTAGTAATAGTAGATGAACCTGTGTCAATAGTACCAAAGCCTGATGTAATACTACCTGAGTTAAGTGCTCCTACAGTTGTAGCTGCAGTAGTAACTAGGTTAGGCATTGCAGTTATTTCATCATCAAAGTATGCAGCAAGGTCTGTTACTGCTACCTGCTTCATAGTGCCAGCATCATTAAATACAACACGGTCTGCATCTGCTACTGTAGTTGATGTAGCAGAAGTATCACCATCCATAATGTTTAACTCTGCTGTCGTAACATTAGCACCGTCAAGTATCTCTAACTCTGCCTCAGATATACCTGCACTACCAATAGTAAGTGTGCCTGATATGTCTACATTACCATTTATATCAATAGTAGTAGCTGCTATTTGTATTTCTGTATCTGCTACAATGTCAAGCTGTCCATCTGTGCTAGAGTTAATATAAATAGCTGTGTCACGAAACTGTAGCTTTTCTGTAGAGGCTATAAGTATATCATCAGAGAACTCAAAGTAGTCCTCATCCTCCATCCACTTTAGTTCACCATCATTAGTTTCACCATCAAAGGTAATCGTAATATCTGTACCTGCTGTACCTGCACCAAAGGTAAGAGTATTACCTAGTAGTTTAGTAATAGGTCCACCTTCAGCAGTTGTGCCATCGTGGGTATGTCCCGTGTCTGCTGCAAAAGCAGCTAAAAGCTGATCAAATTCATCATTTGTATCTGATGCTTGAATTACATCACCATCAGTATAAGATGACTGTCTTGTATAAGTACTACCCATTTAACGTCTAGCTCCTACTTGATACTCTAACTGAAAACCCTTCAGTGAGTACGGTGCAGTAACACCATTATCATTGACTCTTAATGCTACGGTAAAACCTGATCCCTCAACTGATTGTCTAACTAACGGCTGTGAAGAACCGCCATATACAGAGTTTGTTGCTGCCCCTGATACAGCATATGTTGCAGTTCCGTACTGTGCAGCAAGAGCAGTTGATGCTAAAGGATATACTGCAGGTCTTGCTGAATCAGGAGATTCGTTATCATATCTAACTATCAAGTCTGCAGCTATAGCAGATTCAGGTTTAAAGTTAACAATAACTCTGTGCATATGTTTTCTTATACCTGCGTCACCAAAGCCTAAATCTGGCCCTCTATACTTTCCAAAAATAGTAGTTCCATCAAACGTGTTACCTTTTTCCTGTCTATGTATATATCCAGAAAAATCACCATGTAAAACTAAAACATTTCCTGCTTCAATAAAAGTATCTGTACAAGAAGGCTTTACACCTTTTATTTCTGAAAACTCAAAACTCTGACCTTTCATCACACATATAACACCTTTAGTAAGACGATCTACCTGCCCATCTTTTGTAAAAAATATTCTGTATTGTGTTTTATCCGGTATAACTACACTATCAAATAAAGATGCATCCCTAATGTTTTCATCAAATAAAGATTGCACATTACGTGTAATTGTTCCTAGTTCAACGTCACCAATTCTAGCGGTAGCAGCAACAGTTCTTAAGCCATCAGGACCAAGAAATATTAAGTCACCTGCAAATTCTTGAATACTGTCACCATTAATACAACCAATATTTCTTGTGACGGGTTTAATAGCAAAATCACTTAATGATGACCCTGTTAAATTAAAGATACGATTTTCACAAAATATAAATAAATTATCACGAAACACTTTTAAACCTACGATGGTATCGTCTACTTTAATACTACCTGCACCATCACTTGCCGTAAAATCATCTTCGTCAAAAGGCTTACTAAATACTATCTCTTGAGGTGTAGAAGATTTACCTGCATAAAACATATGCTCTCTATAAGCAGCAACGAACTTAGATCCAGACACAGCGCTTTCACTAACATCTGTTGCACTTAAAGATGTATTAAAAACTACGGGTGCATTAGCACCATCAACAAATATAATTTTATCATTGCCATCAAAATTAAATCTTTCAAAATTATATTTACCTGCATTGGATCTACCACTGTCTCTTTCTGTCCAACTCTCTGATACTACATCATCAATAGAGTGAGTAGCCGCTGTTGTTGAAGACGTAGCACGAGTAACACCAGTAAATGTTTTACTTGTTACCCCTGTATAAGTAAATATTTCAGAGTTTATTTGCAGTGTACCGCTAGAAGAAAAACCCGAAGTAGTATCTACTGTAAGTGTTCCTGATCCTGTCATAGCTGTAGTAGAAAGAACACCTAAAGATAATTCTGTAGATGCAGAACTAAATATTTTTTCTCCTCTAGCGGCTAATACTTTATTATCAAAAATAGAAACCATTAATACTTTTTCAGATGAAGAACTAGTTTGAGGAATAATATGATTTATAAATTTAGTGTGTCCACTAATTCTTCTGTAACCACCTTGTATATCAGGCTCAAAATTTTCTAACTGTAGTGCTTCACCTGGCTGCATCATAAAAGTAGAGCGGTTTAAAACTAAACCACCCTCTAAGTTAAAAGCTGCAGGAGATGTTTGAGAACTATCTGGCATATTTAAGAAACTCTAAGAACAGGATTTGAATAGTCTGTAGGTATATCTATTTTAGTTGACCTGATATAATCATACTTGTTAATAACAAGCGATTGCATATTTTTTATACCTTGATTAAACCTTTCAAAGTTTAATTGATATTGATTTAACTCACCACGATATTGATACGCATATGCTGTTGCACCATCAACTACAACAGGAGCAAATCTTTCAGGTATAGTGGTTGTATCACTGTGTGCAGATAAATCAGATGGAAATGTAAAGTAATCAAAGGTGAGTGTATATTGTTTGTCTGGAAAAGGATATAACAAATAATTGTTGTCTAAAGTACGTACAATATATTGAGGTACTCCACCTCTATCAAACTGCGTTACAGTTACACCACTAGCGTGTGTTTCTGCAGTTGTGCTATTTGCTCCACGAGTACAACCTGTAATATCATTACCTGATATGCCTGTGTACGTAACTTGCTCTCCACCTATAAAGACTGTGCCAGAGCTATCAAAACCTGTGGTAGACGTAAGCGTAAGGGTAGTTACAGAAGATGAGTGTGAACCGTTTAGTGTAGTAGATGATATTTCATCTTCTTGATTAGCGTATTCTTTAGTTATGTATTCGTTATAGTTTAGTTTAGCTAAATTATTACCTGAAGCGTTAACATTTAAATTTTTTTTAATTCTAGCTGTATTATAATCTATATACTTTGTACTGGTAGGCACAGAATATCTTACTACACCTGGCGTTAATGTTTTTGTTTCTGAAGCGTGATTAAAAGGATACCCAAATTCTCTTTGATTAATATATCGTATAGCCTCATTAACTGCATTTTTACATTGCACTTGTATACCTCTAGCATTAGTAAAACTAGAGGAAGTTAACGCGACTTCATTCATTCTAGTTATAACACTATTAGTAAGTGTAAGAAATGTTAACGCCATTATGATACCCTAAGTAATGTGTTTAAGGGGCCAGCGCTGGGCCAGCCCCTAAAGTAGTTATGCAAGTAGATCACGGTCCACTTCGTTAGCAGAACTAGACTGTGATACTTCATCCATGAGAATGCATACTGCAAACACACGAATGATACCACCAGTGATAGTTCCACTTGACGCATGAATTTCTACGTCAATAGTATCTGCTGATGCAGTAAATGATGGTACGTTAGCAACAACACCACTTGACAAACCTGCAGGTGGAGTAATATCTCCTGCTGAAGCTCCATCTAAGTCGAATGACGCAGCAAACAAGTCTACGTCTGTTCCTGTAATACCAACATGCAAAGCAGAGTCAGTTGTAGTACCTGTCATTGCAGTAACAACTTTGAAACCTGCGTACAGGATCATAGTGTTTGCAGGGACAGCAATAGCTTGGATAATATCATCCGCTGCTAAAGCAGTACCACCATTTTGTAGGATAGCATCTGCAAGATCAATATCGTTTTGCAGAGTTACCAAGCTGCCACGAAGCTGCTTGTTGCCAGTACCACCGTTATTGGAAGTAGAGGCTGAGTTTGTGCTCATAGTAATAGTAGCCATAATTCAATCCTCCCTTACGCTGCGTTGTACTTGGCAGTAACGATTGCTTCTGGACGAAGAATCTTCCTACCGTATAGATGCATACCACGAACAATGTCAGCAAAGCTGTCTGGATCACGATACGTTTCCGTTTTGTTAATCTGTTCAGCCGTTGCTACTGCACTGTCGTGTCCTGCAACAATAACGCCAAAGTTTGCGTTTTGGTTCGCATTCCCTGTAGTTCCTGGTCCAGTTCCAACTGCTGGCAAATTTGATGACACATACATACGGAAGCCGTGAAAGTTGTTAATCACGAGTCCGTTACGTAGTCCACCTGACTCACCATAATCGCCATTCATAAAGCGACTATCTTCGTCAGAAAGGATTTCCATAAAGACCGGGTCAATTACGAGCCATCTTCCTTGTGTATCTACTTGCTGTTGATCAAGTAAACGCTTCATACGTGCGACAACCATTGCGGGTGACGCTGTTGCAGTTGGTATTGCTGTTGCACCTGGC